AACAGACTAACCAATTATTTACTTTGAATGTGGGGGTTATCTATACGTTTAATAATGCAAGTGAACTATTCGCTGCCACTGTTGAAGGTGCAGAAGTGAGTAAACAACTAGCTTGCTGGGTTTATTAGTAGTTGATAATTTTCAAAAATGTTGTCGTACAAGGATTGACTTAAGACTTCTGTAAGAAGTCTAGTAAGTTACACGACCCATCAATTAATATTGCTTGATTTGTTATATATGTAAACTGTGATTAAAGCCATGCAAGAAATATATCATAAGTACCCAGGTATAGAGCCTCGTATCAAGAAGAGTGACTATGCAATGTTATCTTATACTTGCAAAATTATGCACAATGTAGATAATGTTCCTAGACATATTGATAACTATCTATATCTATACGTTAGTAATCGCCTGAGTAGCATCTACCCTTACCCTTAAAGCCCCTTGACAAAAGAGTTGCAGCCTTAAGTTGTCACGGGCCTTGAGATATTAAAATAAGGATTACTGTCACTAAACAGTTCTTTAGTACTAAATAACCTAGCGAGAATGAGAGGGATCATTATGTCTTCTGAAGACAAAAGTAAATTATTGTTAGAAAAAGTGTCCTGCGAGGCTCAGTCAAGACTCGCATATTATGACCTGCTTATGCAGGGAGAGGCTTTTCGCCAACACCTAAATTTATTGTCAGGCAAAGACTTTGGCAAGATTGAGGAGATAAATAGGCATTTCTTAAAAGGCTTTTTGTCTTATTCTAGACGCTTATATACTACAGGCGAAATTAGTAAATCTGCTTATATATCTCTAGTTACTCAAGCTGCCGAATTTTATACTGAGAGGCTGGTGGAATCAAAATTGGCAAAAGCCTTGGAGAAATATGAGCTTTATTTTGAAAAAGCGTTAACTGTGCAGTCGGCCGGGGGGCGTTAGTCAAATTAATATTAACCTCACTATCAGGCGATTTTCTATGGTACACAAGATTAATCACACAATTGGAGTATAGCCATGATTAACATGAAGTCTCACACCGTATATATGGTTGTGAGGCCATATTCACAAAAGAAGAAGATATTAATAAGGGCCGCTCAGGAAGTAGGGGCTCTTTATGTAGAGAGCCCTCATCTACTAGAGAATACGATATCGTATCCTGGCTCTCTCTCAGCGCACCACGTGCTAGTAGAAATTAAGAATCAAGAAGAGGCCGATCAGGTTATAATGATGGCGGGCTGCCATCATTACGGCGTAGGAGAAATACTATTCAATGCCGAGAGCAGCATAGGGGTTGAGCTCAGCCATCTTATAGAACGGCAAGAAGATATAGCGCTTAGTGTAGAGCAAGTGCCTCACTACATTATGAATGATGAGGCCCTAGTAGTAGGGGACATTCATGGTTGTTATGGCCATCTGCGTGCGCTACTTAGAAAGGCGGGCTTCTTATTTGCAGGGGATGAGATTACTTATTACCCCATGCAATTAGTGCTCAACGGAGACCTAGTGAATAAGGGCCCCAGCTCTGCTGACGTTATTAGATTCGTGTACTCTAACCTAGGTCACCCTGACTTCAAGGTCGTACTAGGTAATCACGAGCTCTATATTATGCAGCACATAGATGATGTGAAGCCTAATAGGCGCTACTTCGATTATCTCACTACAATTAGGGCTAATCGCATGCAGCGTAATATGTTCACTGAGATATATAGGAAGAGTGTGCCCTACCTCGTATCCCATAGTCGTACCTCTGCTGTTCACCACTCTCCTTGCGACTATAAGTATGTAGGTAAGTCTGACCCTATCTCTATACAGAAGCAGATTCACCTACCCAGTATTCGAGGTCAGGCCGATAAGCAGAATACCAGCGTAGATGAAATACTATATCCGTACTTCAATGGCCAGCCGAACTGGCCATTAGTTGTTAATGGTCATGTCACTACTAAGCATCCGCTACTAATTAATAATCGCGCCATGATTGATACAGGTGCCTTCCTAGGCTGTTATCTAACAGCAGCTCATGTCATGGGCTCTACTTGTCAATTCATATCTACAGAGAGTGTGAACTCCGCGCGTAATACTATGCGCCTTAATCCCATTGCGTCTGCGATACAGGATACAAGTAGCGTTAGAAGAAACGTGCCTCATCTGGTTAAGGCTTCAGCCTAGTCGCGTACGTTGTTACCGATAGCCCCGCGTTCCGTGCGGGGTTATTAACTTATTGTGCAACATTTAACCTTCTTAAATTTATCCATTACCGAATAAATATATATTAGGTATGGCATCACCAGTAATGGTGAAGGCAGTTGCCTGCAAAGCACGAAGCATATGAATAATCAAACACCTATCGAGAGTTTCTATTTAGCGAATATTAAATTTGACTATAATGCAGAACCAATCTGGGAATTAGCGGCTCGACTTTCTGCTAAAATTTCCAATGAAGAATGGGCAAAACTACCAAAAGATTTAGCCCAAAACTTTGATCATTATCAGCAGCAACAGAATCAAAAATGATATGCACCCAGACTCAATTACCTACCTTTAACTTTAACAACCAGGGAATCCGCGTTATTATCATTGATAATGAGCCCTGGTTTATAGCAGCCGACGTCTGCGCTGTTCTCGAACACACTAATACGTCAGTAGCTCTACTTCGATTAAAGGAGTATGAAAAACAATTAGTTGACCCTAAACAATACTTAGGGTCAGTCTCAAACCAATATATAGCAGCCATTTCAGAATCTGGCTTATATAGATTAGTACTCAGCAGCCGTAAACCACAGGCAGAGTTATTTCAAGACTGGGTAGTACAAGAAGTACTACCTACCATTCGCAAGACTGGTCGCTATTCTGTTAGTGACTTCAAGATACCTACTACTTATGGTGAGGCCTTACTTGAAGCGGGGCGCCTGGCCTTAGAATTAGAACAAACTAATATCACCTTAGAACAAGTTAATGCTACATTAGAAGAGCAAGCCCCACTAATTAAATTAGCAGAGACGTTGGCAGTCAGCGACGCCGATGCTGTCCTAATAGGAGATTTGGCTAAAGCTTATGGCGTAGGTCGTACAACGTTCTTCGATATGTTGCGTGACATTCGCTTTATTATGATGATGCCAAGTCGGCTACCCTATCAGCGACATGTATTAGCTGCCAGAGCAGAGGTGTTCCGCAAAGAGCGCCCCCATCAACCTGGTATCTTTGATAGCGTTACTGTTATAACGGCTAAAGGTCAGTTATACATAGCGAAGAAGTTAAAGCAACTAGAATCACAACTAGAAGCGGCATATGAGCTTGTAGAATAGTATTGTTCCCGTAAACCACAATTACAACTTATTGACTATGACTATTATGAATCTCATCAATTATCTATTGGAAAAACTCGGCAAGGTGCAGTTCCGTACACTGCTTGTAACTATCGGCCTGTTATTAGTCTATAGTCTGGCGGTTATTGTTGGCCGCCTTGTTTACGCAGCGGGGGTGTTGGGCCTCGGCGATGTACTCTGTGTGTTGGGCCTGTGGCACGCGTGGCGGGCTATCGCAGACCTCGTATCACCAATTACTCAATTAGTTAGTCCACCGACTAATCCATCAACCTCTAATTCCAAAACTGAAGGATTAGGCTTGGTTCGGCTAATAGACCTAGTTAATAATCCATCAACTTCTATTAATTCCAAAACTGAAGGACTAGGTGATAAGTAACAACTGGCTCGGCACTTAGTGAGCCTAATTAGAAAGTCGCCTACATAATGCCATGCTCACAGCCATAGTAATTTACTTAGGTAGGGGGCACAATTATTTGTATGATAGGTTAGCAATTAGCTTACACGAGTATTGGGCTGACATGAGGCCCAACCTACGCTTATCCTATATTTAATTCTGGCCACCTACCTAATCACATTAAGTAGATAACTATGGCTAAGTTTAATTCAGATACAGCGTCTAGTATGGGGCGCCGCGGCGGTGAGAAGACAGCTCAGAATAAGGAGCATATGAGAGAGATAGGTCGTCGAGGTGGGCTGAAGGCCCAACAGCGGCTCGCTGAGAAGAAACAGCAACGTTTATTAGATAGCGAGTAGATTATAGGTCACTATATTAACTATATCATTCACCTGCGTGGTATCCATAGCTGTACCCCCCTCCCCTATGAAGTGGACGCTAATGAGAGCTATAGGGCTATCATCATCCAATAATAGTTGCTGATATAAATGTCGCACTCCTATTATATCTAGATGAGCCCGCTGCTTAAAGCTAAGTAGTATAGAGTTAGCATCAGTCTTCATAAAGGATCGGGTACTAGCGTGTTGCACTAGAGTAGGTAGGTCATAGCAATGGTCGCTAATTAATACCTGTCTATAGAGATTAGCTATACTGCTAATCCCGGGGGCCAGACTCTCATGAGTACACGTCATCTTGAGGAACTTAAGACCAGATATACTGCGACCAGGATTATGGAACTGGTGGAGTAAGACTCTATCGGCCGCCGTTGTAATCCGTATCTGGTTGAGTAGATCAAGGATATAAATGTCTTTATCTATAGTGCTAACATGGCGTATCAGATCTTGTATAGCGTACCTGCGCTCTATCTGATTGCGGAATATCCATCGCCCAATAAAGATTATAATAAATAGAGTCAGACTAAACGTGTTCTGCCATAGGAAATCAGTGACCTGCGGTAGAGCTTCTTTAACCAGAGTGTGCGGAGTTAAATGAATAGTGTAGGCCTTATCATTCTGTGGTATATTCATGTTTAATAGGGCATCCTTCAGGCCTTTAAGTACATTCTTAAGTTAGTGTTTAAGTGCTTCTAGTTTTATATCTATTCACGAGGACTTTGTAGGTGAATTATAATTATGATAGTCAATTAGGGCTTGCCTGTATTACTGATACTAAGCGCAATATTAAGGTATTCTGTCCTGTGGCCCGCCCGGGGCAGAGGTATGAGGCCACTATAGCCTATACTATGGCACGATATTCTCGCAGTGCTGAGTCAGTAGAGAATCTACTCAATGAGGCGCGGGGAGTAGATGCAGATAAACGTCTTCATAATATATTCTATAATTATGGTCACGGTAGTGTACAGGGCCTGGCCACGTTATCAGTGTGCTTTGAAGGTATTCCCCTATGGTTTGCGTTCTATCTGTTCAATACTATGCCTCTAGGAGCAGGGCAGGAACGCAGTACTCGTTATCAGAAGATGGGCGATTACTATAGAGTCGGTGATGAGTCCTATGACAAGTCAATGGACTATCTATTCAGCGCATATGAGGAGCTCTATGAGCCCACTCGAGAGGCATTGGCCCGCGCTTACGACGTAGACATGAGCGATAAACGCCAGGTACAGGCGCTGGATGCCCGTACGCTGGACTGTACGCGTTATCTATTACCTATGGGAGCCCGCACTAGTCTGGGTATCACATCGGATGCCGAGACGTGGAGTCGATTCATCAGTGACCTACTGAGTAATCAAATTAACTCGGGGCCCGATGAGTTATACAGTGCCATTGGGCACATGCTGAAGCAACTACTGGGTGGTTGTCCTGAGCTAGAGGCCCAGGGCTACGTAGCAGGTGCTCCTGGACTTATACGTCATGCAGAGGCACGGCATGACCTAAGCGTTAGTCTAGGTAACATGGCGCGGGCAGCTCAATCATCTCTCACTGTTAATATGAGAGATGAATATTATCGCTCAAAGCTAGTAATTGTACAGGAGCAAGACTGCGATATCATTGGTAACCTGGCTCTATTACTCCAGAATGATGTCTATCGGCCGGCCCTAGTCCTATCTACTAATAGAAGACTACTAGCTACGCTGCGAGAGGAGTTGACTAAGTGGCGGCATTACGATAGATTACCTACTCAGTTCAATGCACCGCATATGTACATGAGTGGTTATATGGATGTGGGTGCGGCCCGCGACTTCAATCGTCACCGCAGTATATGGCGGTACTTTCCTGCTCTAACTAATGTAGAGCTATTACGGGGGGATGCTGGTTATACTCTACCACTCTATATAGAGCACCTCCCTATAGCTGAGCGTTATAGAGAGGTGCTGGATAAATATTACGAGACACTGGGCGGCCCTGCTATACAGTATCGTATACCACTAGCCCATAATATACGATACTGTATAGGCGGTTCTCATAAGCATATGGCCTATGTGTGCCAGCTTCGCTCTCGAGTAGGGGGCCACATCAACTACCGTGTGATAGCTAATGAGTGGGCTAATAGTATAGCTGACGTTAATCCACTATTCGACCTTACTCACATCATACGTGTAGTCGAGAATGGTCGAGATGAGTTCCTGAGTCGCTAGGCCGCGCGTATTAGGTATACGACGTAAGGGATGATGGGATGTATTGATGGCCAGCCCCAGCGCGGCATATTAGGGACGTTAAAGGTAGTAGGATCAGTATTCGTAAAATTAGTGTAAGAAATACCTATCACCGCGAATAGCGCTGAGTATTGCGTCCTGCTGATCGCCTGCCCATGACATGGTATCCAATTAGTAGGGTAGGCGGTAGGCGATATTATGTCCGCTGGCCACATGATTATAGAACCTACTGGGGCACCCGCCTGGCTGAAGCTAGCCGCTATGGCCTGGTTAACCCAGTCTATATTAGCCTTAGTGTTTGATAGATTAGTTATTTGTGTCTGTAGACTACCTACAGTATTCTGTAATGCTACTATCTTGGGTATCTCTAGATTGAGCCTGTCGTTTATAGCGCTGACTGTGGCATTGATGGTGGCTATCTGAGCAGTTAGTTGATTACTCAATGTAGTAAATTGAGACTGTAGACCACTGATGGCAGTTGTGTTAGTATCGCAGCGTGTCTGTAGGTTCTTAATTATAGTTAGCTCACTTATGACAGCAGCTAGGTTATTAATTAGATCATTGACTAACTGCTGTATGTTCTCAATGATCCGCCGTAACTCACCGTCACCGAATAGATCGTCGCGTAATTCCTGTAGTTCATTCTCTAGAGTGGCTATATCAGCCAGCATGTCGGCAATAAATGCAAACGCCCGCACTGTGTCAGATAGATCGTATATAGTATTGGCGGCCTGTGTTCCCGTATGATTGGCGCGATTAGCAGCCTCTAGAAAGTTATTGTCGAGTTCAGCACAAGTAAGAGGACTTCCCTTACTCACCGATAGTATAATTGGCATAGAATTGTAGCTAGTGGTTAATATGGTTATACTATCGGTGTATGGCGTTCTGTAAGCATTAGAAAGGAGATATCAGTGAGTAGCGAAATGTGGCATATGGATATAGCAAATCCCTATCAGGTGCCAATTACTATATATAGTGATTGGCACCACCTAAATGATATAGTCCTTAGGCCTAATAGTGGTCTAAGGACTAACTACGAGATAGAGGACGGATACGAGTTATATGTTAGTCGGCTCTATCGAGTTAAGCCTAATGAGGCGCCTAGATTGTACGTTGGATACCGCATAAAGGATTAAATTAATGCATTATACAGTTGAATTTAGTGGTACACGTGGTAGATTGTATACACAGCTCTCTGCTAGTTATACATTTACAGATACCACGCTGCCCCGCACCATTACTCTAACCCTAAGCCCCGGCGCAGAAGTATCGATTGATCTAATCGATATTACTGCGCTACAGGTAATAGGTCTCTCGTGTGAGACAGGTTCTGTTAACCTCAGTGTTATCAATAATGGTAGCTCTATTATTAATCTACCAAAAGTAGTAGCTGGCTCCTATCATTTTAATAACGTAAACATAGTCGATGCTAAGATAGAACTAGAAGCCGTAGGCACTGCGCCCGTACCGCTACAGTTAGTATACGCCGGCGTGGCATGACCTGTCCACTAAAGTGGCAGCAGGCCTGCCGTAATCTGGATATAGCATGTCATAAATGTAGAGCTGAGATAGGAGAGGGTGAGCTGGCCTATTTACCACTGGCTGGTAGCCCCTCTATTAAGAGTCACCCCGCATATGAGAAGCCCCCTCCGCCCCCTCGCAAGCAGACTAACACTGCATCGCAGCAGACTAACACTGCATCGAAGATAGGACGCGCTACTGAGAGACGCGTATTACGGAATCTAGGTGCAAGAACAACAGTGGCCAGTGGAGCCATCTTCGGAGACGGGGATGGCTCTCTTGTTATAGATGGGGAGACCTGGCGTATAGAGCATAAGACGCGGGTGGCCCGGCGTAATACACTAGGCCCTACTGAAGATGAGTGGGCTACTGCTCAGGCGCAGGGGTGCCGCCTATTCATCACTACTCATAATAATCGAAGTGTCGTCACTATGGATATAGCTGATCTCAAGAGCCTAGTCGTATTGCCACCCGAGTTTACGGAGGGCGTTAACGAAGAAGCGGGGGGCCCAGCTCACTCGAGCGATGCCGAAGTTGCGGGGCAGCTCGAGTAGCACATTCACTGCCTCCACCTGTAGACCGAGTGCAGCAAAGGTGCGTTCGATGCTCAACTTAACAATACTTACAAAGTACGCGATGGGGTTCTTAACGAGACGTCCTTGCCGGTTGAATGGAATAGTCTTACCATGGAGAACACGGCTACCGCACTCACTACGGATTGCCTGAGCCACAAGGCAATTCTCCATCGGCGAGACTCATTCCTAGTAGTCTTTTTTCTACTTAAACATCCCCAAAAGTCGCTAAGTGTGTTACACTATAGTCAGATACAAACTTTTAACCACAAATGAAGTATGTCACGCCGAAAGAGGCCGCCCAAAACCTCGGGGTCAGCGTCTCCTCCCTCAGAAGGTGGGAAGCTGAAGGAAAAGTCAAAAGCATCCGAACACCCGGAGGGCAACGCCGTTACTGCATTGAAGAGTACGAGTCGGAAGGTAAGTCCATTGTCTGTTACGCAAGGGTTTCCACCCACGGACAAAAAGACGACCTCGAAAGACAAGCTGAATTTCTACGCTCAAAGTATCCTCGGGCTGAAATTATCACAGAAATTGGAAGCGGACTCAATTTTAAACGGAAGCGGTTCCTCTCTATTTTGGAGCGAATATATCAAAGAGATGTCGGCTTGCTTGCCGTTGCCTACCCTGACAGACTCGCTCGATTTGGGTTCCCACTTATTGAGTGGATTTGTCAGCAGAGTGAGTGCAAACTCGTGGTTCTCAATGAATCTAAACTCTCTCCCCACGAAGAACTCGTTCAAGATATTCTGTCCATCCTCCACTGTTTCTCTACTAGGCTTTACGGATTGCGAAAATACCAAAAGCAAACCGAAAAAGCCCTTCAAGAAGAATCCCCGCAACAAGTCGAAGAAGGAAAAACCCAACAGTGTCTTGAAGATCAGGGTCTTTCCATCTAGGGAGTTGCATCAAGTCTGGAAACAATGGTTGGCAGCTTATCGATGGATCTACAACCAAACGATTAATTTACTTTGCCAAGGTGCCAAACCTAATATCTATGATATGCAAGCCGAGCTTCGGGATTTAGCCAAGCCCGAATGGGTTAAAACCTTACCCGGACACCAGTTACAAGAAGCCGTTGCGGATGCTTGTGACGCGCATCGACAGGCTATTGCTAACAAGGGTTCCGCTCACTTAAAGTCATGCCGAGCAACGTCGCAAGTCATCAAATTCAAGGCGGGAAATTTCAAAAAGGGGACGTGGTATCCTTTACTTACCAAAGGATTATTTTTTACGTCCCCCCAAGAAATTCCTTCTCATTGCGATTATGGCACTCAGTTGGTTTACACTCGGCGGCAATGGTTTGCCTGCTTTCCTGTGTTAAAACCAATTGAGTTGACCAGTGAAAATCGAGTTATTGCTCTAGACCCAGGAGTAAGAACCTTTTTAACTGGTTATGACGGAGAAACTGTTTTAGAAGTTGGCGGGAAAGACATCGGAGCAATACATCGTCTTTGCCTGCATCTCGACCAACTCTGCTCTCGGATTAGCACGTCTAAATCAAAACGTCAGCGTTACAAAATGCGTCGGGCCGCTAGTCAGCTTCGGGGTCGGATTAAAAACTTAATCAAAGACCTTCACGCTAAAACTGCGTCGTTTTTGGTTCAGCATTACAAGCTTATCTTTTTGCCCACTTTTGAGACGGGCCAAATGGTCTCAAAATCCACCCGGAAGCAACAAGAAGTCGGCACGGAATCTCCTAACATGGAGTCACTACCGATTCGCTCAACACTTACAGCAAACAGCAGATAGGCATGGTGTTTTAGTGATTCGTTGCAACGAGTCCTATACATCCAAAACCTGTCCCGAGTGCGGGCATATTCACGAAAAACTGGGTGGTTCCAAGGTCTTTAAGTGTCCTCATTGTGGATATCAAGCGCCACGAGATTGGCACGGCGCACGAAATATTATGTTTCGTGCTTTGCAGGCAACAGCCGTTATCTTTCGAGATGATGCCGTACTTTTTCAAGGTTTGAGTAGCGATACTCAACTTTGTTTAGGTTAAATGTTGCACACAATAGGTCTAGCGCACCAACGTAACGGAGGATGTTTCCCTCCGTCCTACTCGCTGGCGGCGTCCACTAGAGTCAGAATTAACCTACCGCGCTTGACGTAACCGATGTCAAGTCTTGTACATTTAGCCCTATCTTGTTTACTTGAAATGTCGGTTTGAAGGCTCTCGGTTTTACCGATGAGATGAAAAGCCGACCAGTATAGAACGGCGAAGCACGATTAATATTCTGGGGAGTCTTGGCTCTCCACATATTTTTTAAGTTGATCTATCGTAACGCCACCACAACTAGCCACAAAGTAAGCTCCTGTCCATAATACTCTCTTGTCTTTCCAGTAAATCTTCTTTAAATGGTCACTGTAGTTATCCCACAAAAGCTTGCTTGAAGTAGATTTCAAATTAGCAATTAACCCGCTTAGTAATTTATGGGGGGGATAAGTTAAAAGAATGTGGACATGGTCAGACTCACCGCTAAACTCTACGATACTGGCATCCCATTTATCAGCAATAGACTTAAAAGCCTCATTTAAGAACTCTAAATGTTCTTTCTTGAATACTTTTCTCCGATATTTAGTCACCAACACTATATGAACAGTAAGATTAAACGTAGCCCTGCGGGTCTTAAAGTAATTGGGTTCCATGCCTATTGACAACTTGTACGGTGAGATGATATAGTGATAACATAACACATTGAGAGGTCGGGTCAATGCGAGTCATAGAGTTTAAGGTTAAAGCTACACAACAACAACAAATAGCTATCTTAGAAGCTATTAGAATAGGACAGTTCATTCGGAATAAGTGCATTAGACTCTGGATGGATTCTCACAGAGAAGATAAGGTAAATTATGCTTCTTTTTGCAAATTTGTAACAACGTTGAGTAATGATTCAGACACTCCGTTTGTAGGTAATCTTAACTCTATGGCTCGTCAAGCTAGTGCCGAAAGAGCTTGGTTTGCTATATCTCGTTTCTATGACAATTGTAAGAAAGGTTTAGCTCAAAAAGGCTACCCTAAATTCAAGAAGTTCTCAAGGTCTGTGGAGTACAAAACTTCTGGCTGGAAACTGTTAGAAGATAAAAAGTCTATCCACATAACAGATAAAACTGGAATTGGTAAGTTAAAGCTAGTTGGCTCTTATAATCGTGAAATTCTAGATAAGCCCCTAATCAAAAGAGTTAGGCTTATTAAAAGGGCTGACGGATTCTATTGTCAATTTGTCTTAGACCTTGAACGAGTAGAACTGCTTAATTCTACAGGAAAGGAAGTAGGGATTGATTTAGGTTTAAACCATTTCTTGACCGACTCTAATGGGGATAAAATTGATAACCCTCGTTTCCTCCGTAAAGCCGAAAAACGACTGAAAAAGGCACAGCGTAAACTCTCCAAAAAGAAAAAGGGAAGCCAAAAAAGGTTAAAGCAGAAATCTAAAGTAGCCCGCCTTCATTTAAAAGTTTCTAGACAACGTAAAGATTTTGCCGTTAAGACAGCAAAAGCGTTAATCCAATCTAACGATTTGGTAGTCTATGAGGATTTGAAGGTTTCTAATATGGTGAAAAACAGAAAACTTGCGAAATCAATTTCTGATGCAAGTTGGTCAATGTTCACCGATTGGTTAGACTACTTTGGAAAAATACACGGGAAGTTTGTGGTAGCGGTAAATCCACAATATACAAGTCAGCAATGTTCTGATTGTGGCAATATTGTCAAGAAAACATTATCTGTAAGGACACATATTTGTTCTTGTGGTTGTGTCTTGGATAGAGACGAAAACGCCGCTATAAACATCCTTCGCAGAGCAAATACTGTCGGGCGGACAGAAATTCAAGCCCTCGGACAGACTACCCACTGTCTATTAGGTGAAAGCTTAATAGATAAGGTAACTGGATGAACAGGGAATCCCTCGCTTTTAGCGATGGGAGCGTCAATCAGTATTACTACTTAGCGGGGCACGGCGTGCGGAGGTGAAGCGTATGGGTTTACCCTGTTCCGCTCGAACTTCACGGCTCACTGTGTCTTTTAGTTTATAGATACCGGCCCCTCTCTGATGCCTACATCAATCAACTGATTAAGGCAAATGAGAGGGCGGTAAATAGGAGGTCATCGGTACCGCCGATAGGCGGTTTAAGGAACCTTAGCCATTCCTTCTACTATTATAGCACAGGTTTTTAATTCTGGTGTAAAATATTTATCAGGCGGGGCCCCCCCATTTGAGGGAGCTTCTCTACCACAAATACGCAGGAGATAGTCGATTTGTTTGAAAAGTTAAGTTTTGGGTGGGGTGGGCTGTGGATTGATTTCCCTCATTGCAAGTCTTTGGTTAAGCGGGTTCGCGATGAGGAAATTAGGAGGCTGGTAGCCAAGGGGCAGGGAAGTCGAACGGATGTGCTTTTTTCTGTAGCCCGGCAGTTTAATTTAAGTGCGGAAACAATTAAGGGTATTTGCCGGGGAGGTGAGGGGTGATTGTGGTGATTCAGGGTGATTGCGTAGAGGTGAGTTCTACTTTAGCCGATAAATCTGTAGATGCTAGTATCACGGTTCCGGCTTATGCGTTATGGCTTGCGGGAACGTGGATAGTGGCTCTGTTCCTGCTTCTCGTGTGGAAAAATTTTGTTGATAATCAGAAGGGAAAGTAAGGATGAGTGAACTGACATTGGAACTTTTAAAAGCGGCAATACGGGCTTGGCGTGTAATGGATGTTTATGTACCGGATGCCGTTGAAACAGATGAGATTTTTGATGCGATAAATCGATTCCCTGAAAGTATAAGAAAAAAGGCTTTGCAAGCGATTAAAAAAGATGTGGGAGGTGAGAGATGAGTGAGGTAATTCAGGTTGATTGCTTAGATGTGATGTCTGCTTTGGCTGATAAATCTGTAGATGCTAGTATCACGGTTTCGGTTGTGGTATCGATAGTGTTCCTAGTCCTCGTCAAGGTAGTTATGTTTTATCTAATTACCCGCAAAAAATAGAGCCTCAATCAGCTCATCAACGGGTAGAAATAGAAGCGGTAATGTCATCCAAACTATCAATAGGAATTAAAGAAGATGAGAGAGGTGAGGGATGAGTGGGGTAATTCAGGATGATTGTTTAAAGGTGATGCCTACTTTAGTCGATAAATCTGTAGATGCTAGTATCACAGTTCCGGCTTATGCGTTGTGGCTTGCGGGGACGTGGATAGTGGCTCTGTTCCTCGTGTTGAATATCAACAAATTGCCGGGGAGGTGATAACGCAATCATTATTCTGGAGGTATTCGCTAAAAAACGAATCAAACACAGAAAGAAATAATCGAAAGATGTGAGAAACGCTTGAAGCTTTACGATGCAGCAACTTAAAAAGAGGACAGACATGGATTTAGCCAAACGTCAACGTTTAGAAGCGGCGGGATGGAAAATAGGAACCGTAGCCGAATTTTTAGAACTTACACCAGTAGAAAGGGTAATTAATGCTTGGATATGGGGAGCGCAAGAACATTTAATCGCCACAGCTTTAGTTATTGGGGAAAGTTTATTAATCAGTCACTGTGATTTCGATGAGCTAGAAATTCCCTTTACATCTATGCCAGCTTTACAGCGTATTCCTCTAGAAGAAAGAGAGAATTTTATTATAGCAGAAGATGGTAGTTATATTCATTGGCCAGTCGTAAACATTCATCTTGATATAGCGGCTTTTTTGAGTGTGATTGAACCAGAAGCAAAACAAAAGTTTGCAGCGATTAAATTAAAACATGATCAGATTTTTGGTCGAGCGATTGCCTCTTTACGCAAACAGCATCAACTGCGACAATCAGATATTACAGGAGTGTCCGAGCGTCAAGTGAGACGCATTGAACAGGGAGAAGGAACAAAGGTAGAAACCCTTAATTTATTTGCCCAAGCTCACAAAATGGAACTTAATGATTATCTTGATGCTGTTGCTGGGTTAATCGATAATACTTCAGTATATTTGCTCCAATCTTAAGCTTTTAACCTTTGATTAATTCGAGTAATTGTGCTTCAGTTAGCTGAGTAATGCCCAATTCTAGGGCTTTTCCTAGCACTAAATAATCGGTTTGCGATATCGTGAAAGCGGCTATCCCAAAAGGTAAATTTGCTGGGCACTTTGTTGGTCGTATCGCTATTCGATTTCGTCCTTCCTTTGTCCTGCAACTTCCCAACAGAAAGTTCGATGTTCACCCTAAAGACCTTATTCATATCCACAAAAATGACGGATTCTCTTACTCCTTCTATTAAGGATTCACTATCGCTCAATTCATTTTCTGACGACAATTCCTCTCCCGCTAATCCTATCAAGTCTAATGGGAGTCCTCTTATTGCTTTTCAGATGGAAGATATTACCAGCAATTTAATTGATTTTTTAATTAATTCAATTAAAGAAGAAAAACCTTTGTATAGTGATGAACAATGCTTAAATATAGCTCTAGAGATAATCAGGGCCAATTTTCCTATTTGTGCATCAAAATATTTCAAAGGAGAGACGTGGAAACTATAACAACGGGGGTAGACCCCGTATTTTTATGATTACTACAATTGATTTCCGTGATATCCAGGCTGCATGCGTTAAACAGCTAGACAATATGTGTAAGGATAAGCAGCCCTTATTTATTGTCGACGTACCAGGAGATGTACTCTGGCAGACCTACCTCGATGCCTTCCCCTCACACGAGCGACAGGCACATAACTGTACGGCCTGTCGACAATTCATTAAGAAGGCGGGGGGCCTCGTTAAACCAGATGAGAATTATAATCTCATCAGTATGTGGAATATAACTGTACCAGGTTACTTACAGGCAGTAGTCGATAATCTCAATGCTCTAGTGACAGGAGCCAGCATTGCAGACAAGTTCTTATTAGACCGCAGTGAATTGACTGTAGGGCACGCAAGTGACTTGCAGCGTCTAGAGGACGGCAGCACTATTAAGTGGCACCATCTATACTATAAATTTCCTACAGCTTATGCCTCTAGTTATGTACATAGTGATCAGAGTGATGCCCGTAATAGGGCGGCGGGCCTCAAGAGAGATCTAGAAATGATCTCTATTGACTCAGTGAATACTGTCCTCGAACTCATCAATCAAGGCACCTTATATCGCGGTAATGAGTTTAAGCCACTGTTAACTCGGTTTCTCGCTCTACAAGAGGCCAATCGTCAGAATCACCTACGTAATCCTAAAGAGGAGCAGCATGAAACCTTCTGCTGGGTGATGTCTGCTAAATTTAGCCATATCCGCAATACAGCTATCGGTACTCTGCTGACTGATATTAGTGAGGGACGCGATCTAGATAAGGCTGTTACATCTTATGAGAGTAAGGTGGCCCCCGAGAACTATCGTCGTCCTACTGCCATCGTTACTGAGAATATGAAGGCTAGAGCCCGGGCTGACTTTCTCGCTATGGGCTTCAGTCAGTCTAGTCTAGAGCGTCGTCAGGCTACTATCGATGATGTCCCTATTGACCAGTGGTTATATGTTGATAGACTACCAAAAAGAATATACGAGACTGACTTCTTCGACAATATGCTTGTAGTGGCTAACCCGCGTACTACTCAGCAAGATATTAGCTTCAGCGAGTTCCTTAGCAGCGTAGTGCCCCATATCACATCTATGGAGATCCTATTTGAAGATGAGCTGATAAATAATTTAGTTACTATGACAGCTCCTGTAGATACGGATACCCCTAGCTTCTTCCAGTGGCCTAATGGTATGGGCTGGAGCTACAATAATCAGTTAGCTGATAGTAGTCGTCAGCGTGTCAAGGCTGCTGGCGGTAAGGTAGACGGGGCCCTGTGCTGCCGGTTGATGTGGTATAATACTGATGACTTAGACCTTCATCTCGAGTGGAACGGTAATAGAATCTACTATGGAAGTAAGAGGGCCTGTGGCGGTGAGCTCGATGTAGATGCTAACGCCTACTCTTCTTCTCTAACTAATACCCCCGTTGAGAATATAGCATTTGCCAATAAGGCACCTAATGCTGAGTATCTATTGTCTGTTAATCAGTTTAATAGACGTAGTAGCGTTGATATCGGCTTCCAAGTAGATATCGAGACAGAGGGAGGTCAGTTCTACACCTTCACGTATAAAACCCTGATGCCTACTGGAAAAACTGTAAACGTAGCTCGCTTCAGTATGGTTAATGGCGTGCTAAAATTAGATACAGATAGTGACTTACTTAAACCATCTAGTGCTACAAGCCGCTCTCTTACTACGTGGGGTATGGGCACTAATCAGTGGCAGAAGGTCCGCCTCATTACTACCAGTCCTAATCACTGGGGGGATACACAGCGCGGTAACCTACACTTCTTTATCTTCTTAGATAAGGCTGTACCCGAGGGGCCCATCCGTCCCTTCTTTAATGAATTTATTCGTGCTGATCTACTACTAGATCACAAGCGCGTGTTCGAGTTACTAGGTAGCATGGTACCAGTCAACAGTACGCCTAATGGACTTGCTGGCCTAGGCTTCTCTAGCACCACTCGCGCTAGTTTTACATGCCGCGTGGGGGGGGATAGCCCCACACGTAAACGTATTTTCAAAGTCACATTCTAGAGGAACTATGGAACTCAATATCATTATTGGTGCTCTCGTTGGTCGGTACCGCTTTCCCTCTGTTAGCGGTGACCTCACGCTTGAAGATTTATTCTGTCTTAACCTCAGGTCTAAATCAACCAATACACCCTCTCTTAATAATGTTGCTATTGAGCTTAACAAGCGTATCATAGCCTGCGGTGGCGTAGACTTCGTCGATGATAGCAACGAGATTATTATCTTACAAAGAAAGCTCGACATAGTCAAATTTGTCATTGCTCATGTTAAGAATCGTGCTGAGGCCACTAAGCAGGCCCTCGCTAGAGAGGAGGATCGGCAGAACTTACTGGCTCTCATTGAGCGTAAGAAGAATGATCTCCTCGCTGAAGAGAGTATCGAAGAATTAGAGCAGCGCCTCGCTGCCCTATAGAAGCCAAAGTAATAGCTAAAGGATGGGGTTTCAGCCCCATTTTTCTGATGATTAACGACCAACCACACTGGTACACAACAGAGTGCCTCAACAGATTTAATATTCAACTACTAACAGAGTCCGATAAGTCCGAGGCAGAAGAAGATACGGTCATCTTCCACGGACCCTTTAAGACAGTAGAAGAAGCTATAGAGTTTGAGAAAGAAGTGCCTTATTGTACTTGGACTTGGGAGGAAGAAGGGGCTTGGAATACCTCATGTGCCAACCAGTTTGTTGTTAACAACGGCACCCCTTCAGAGAACGGTATGATTTACTGTTGTTACTGCGGACGAAAGCTAAAGGAGGCCCGCCAGACGTCTGGAGGAGAGTGATCTGAAGAAGATGACAAGAACATTCACCTAACTCTAAAGTTACTAACTAACACCTAGAGTAGCGCCTCGCTGCTCTATAGAAGCCAAGGTAAAATTAATTAATTGGGCCCAGCTCGAGCTGGGCCAGAGACAGGAGCGCCGTCCAGATGAATGCTAAACTGGTCAAACCAAATTTACAAACAGAGCAAAAAGGAATGATTTTTTATTATGAAACTTAAAGGCAGTATTCGGTTATTTTTAGAAGGTTCAGAAGATGGACTCCAGTGCCTAGCAGATTTACATCAATCAGGGGAATTGCAAGCCTTTCTCAATATTAAATCAGACGATATTGTCGTCACAAAAATAGAGCTCACTACAGATGCAAAAGTTATTGAAAAAGCCGAATTAATTAAGGCAATTCGAGAAGGAACAATCGATAAGACAACTCTACAACAAGTTGATTTAAGTGGGGCTGACCTGAGTGGGGCTTTCCTAAGAGGAGCTAACCTGAGTGAGGCTAACTTGAGTGGGGCTTTTCTGAGTAAGGTTTTCCTGAGTGAGGCTGACCTGAGTGGGGCTATCCTGAGAGGGGCTAACCTAAATGGAGCTGACCTGAGTGAGGCTGACCTGAGTGGGGCTATTCTGAGAAGGGTTGATCTGAGTGAGACTAACCTGAGACGGGCTAACCTGAGACAGGCTAACTTAGAACGGGCTAACTTAGAGCGGGCTAACCTAAGTGAAGCTAGCCTAAGTGAGGCTAACTTGAGTGGGGCTATTCTAAATGGAGCTAATCTGAGTGAGGCTTTCCTGATTGGAGCTGACCTGAGTAATGTTATCCTGAGAGGGGCTGTTCTGTGGGGGGCTTTCCTGAATGAGGCTAACCTGAGTAATGCTGTCTTGAGTCGAGCTAATCTGAGTGGGGCTGAATTGAGTTGGGCTAACGTTAAAAACGCTATCTTTATCGATGCAACGGGTATCACCCCTGAACAAAAACAGGATTTAATTCGACGAGGGGCAATTTTTGCAGAGATTTAAGTAGGGTTGGCTGAATAAATGTGTATAGACAAGGTAAGGGGTTTAGCGGCCTGTTTGACCAAGCAGCTGCAGGATTTTCAAGCTGGTGGCTCAAAAATCTTGTATCTTAACCAACGGTCGCCCCCCATACTTAATGTCTCTCTAAGTTTTATTGGTAAATGGAAAACTCAGTTTGAAGACCGAGGTATCCCTAGATTAAAATTATCATATCAAGGAACATCATGGAAAATTTGGGTCTGAAACCCCGTCCGTTTTACGGCGGTGAGGATGTCAAGGAAGAATTAAAGGCAATTTATAATGACAGGGTTGTATACGGACTAACTGATAACAGTAATGTGTATATCGACGCTGTGTCCTTAAAGGAGGTGCTTGATTGTAGTATTTACTCAGAGCTCATGAAGTCAAATAGACTATGGGTATCAGCAGATGATCTAGCTGTAATTCTAGAGGATAATAATTGCCCTACGAATGATTTCGAGAAGTGGTTGATATCTATCCGCAACATGGACTTTGAAACCTACACATTAACTTACATCAATGATAAAAAGGTATACTACAGATACGAGGGGCAGGAGCCAGTATTCTCCTTAAATAGTATCGTAGCCACTCATTATAATAGTAATGTTCGTTTTACTGACTGGCGAAATGGAAATACGTATGAGTATAAGCCTGATGATAGTCGTGTGAGGTGGGTCTCTGCAGATGTAGCTCTTGAGTTGGCCCGCATGGTCGATTCTACGTTAGGCATCTGGCTGGAAGGATGTATCGGCGTTATGAGGAAAACCCCGTTTGATCTGTAGGGAATCGCCGTCCGTTTACGGCAGCGATGATATCAAGTGGTTTAATAAAGTCTTGATTCTATCCACATAAAGAATAATGGTTAATGGTAGGCTCTTCACTCCATAACCTGTAATCTAATAAACCATGCCTAACATAAGAACTTACATCTTTAATAGTACCGTAATACGGGTAATCATCAAATGTAAGCAACCCTGGTTTGTAAAGGACGACATACTAAATGTATTAGGCCTCCGTAGCACAGAGGCGCTAAATCCTAAGGAGTGTGCTACCTTTACTATTACTGATACTAGTGGTGCAAGGGATATACCTGTTATATCCCTGCCTGCTGTATATAGGCTTATCCATATACATAAGATAGATAAGACGAATAACCTTGCTCTGTTCCTGCGCCGCATAGAAGACATGGTGGTAGGGGACATGGTATTATCTGACGTCGTGCCTATTTATAAGACCATTAGCTTATCTAGGTATCGGCGTCGCCCTTGTATTTATCTTGAGACTATCTTAATCCTCTTGGTTACTATAGTTATGTCAGGTTTACTCACGTCGCATAAACATACAATAATACGTGCACTTGATGCTATGTTATTTGCAGATACGGTAGAGGCTCACAATTAGAGATAGAGCCCCGCGCGTTCCCTGGCTATACGATTAGTCTTGCAGCGCGCGTGAGCGGAGTGTTAATTTATTGAGATATAAATATGGCTAAGAATGAGATATCAGAGCAACTTAAGCTTGCTCGAAAGCTGGATACTGAGCTTAGAGCAAAGTGCCCTAATTACATGGGGGGCCTTGGCTCTACTAGTTCTATCGAGCCTACTACTTTTATACCCAGTGGTATATTCTCATTGGACTATGTATTGGGAGGCGGATGGCCCGTAGGTAAAATAGTAGAGATTGCAGGTGAGACTAGTGTGGGTAAGACCACACTTATGAAACAGTGCGTTAGTCTATTACAGGCTAAGGGATACATGGCAGCGTGGTTAGATCACGAGAAGTCATTCGAGGTTGGTTATGCTCAGATGATGGGTATGAAGATGGACCAGATAGCTATGTTCCGCCCCGATACAGGGGAGGAGGGTATGGATAGTCTTATTACTCTATTAGACAGTGGTCTAGTCAAGATAGTCGTTATTGATTCAGTAGCGAATATGATAGGGGCTGTTGAGATGGAGAAGGGCTCTGCTGATGCTACTGTTGCTCAATTGGCCCGTCTGCTTAGTAAGAAACTACCCCAAGTAGTCAATGCTGCTAATAAGACTGGTGCTATCGTAGTATTGATTAATCAGTATCGCACTAAGGTAGGTAGTTATGGGGCCCCCGTCGGCTCCACTGGTGGTAAGGCCCTGGCCTATAATGCTGCTATACAACTGCGGCTAGGACGAGGAGATCCCCTTAAGCAGCGGGGCGTTATAACTGGTATGACTATTACAGTCAAGAACACTAAGAATAGAGTAGCTATCCCCTTTCGTGAGGCAGACTTAGATTTACTATTACCTTATACAGGCCCCAATGGAGATCTGCTGGCGGGCGTGGATCTAGTAGGCGACATTGTACGTCAGGCTGTTAAGACTGGTATAGTTACTCGTAGTGGGGCTTTCTATACCCTACCTGATGGTACTAAGTTCCAGGGCCTAGCAGCAGTTCGTGCTGGTATTAACCAGAGTATGCTAGATTCTATTTACAGTCAGTTGTCGGAGTACCAAGACAACGCAGCAGGTGATGACACCGAAGAAACAATTAACGACGAGCATGTATGACAAACAAGACAACACAACCTCAGTATAAGGTGACACCACCAAATCAGAAACAATTAGCGAATATGACACTATCAGAGTTAACAAGCAGTATAGCTAGTCTCAAGCAGGCTCTGCAAGTTATTAGTGAGTATATGAATAAGCATCTTAAGGATGCGGGTTATATGCCCCAGCAATCTAGGAATGACATTTTCTATAGTGTCCCGCGCCATACTGATGGACATAGTGATATGGGCAGTGATGTTAGTATGGGGGTTAACAATAATTATACTCCTACTGGTGCTCCAGCTCTATTTGATGGACGACTAGCTATCGTAGATAGCACACTAGAGGACGAGTTCCGTAGAGAGGTAGATCTGTCTACTGAGGAGTTTGCAGAAGAGCAAGAACGGCTCGATCTATTAAATAGCATAAGAAGCAGCCAGCAATAATAATATGCAAATCAACGTTATACACACAGATGGTACTCGTACCCCCTATGATGCCAATCGCGCTATCGAGGTAATTAACTGGGCTTGCGAGGGCCTGGATGTAGACCCCGATAAGTTATCTCGGCGACTTAGTCGTCGCTTTAATGATGATACCACTACAGAAGCGATACAGAATGGTCTGATTAGATCAGCAGCTGAATTAGCCGACTTGAATTACCCTGATTGGCTGAAGGTCAGTGGTCGTCTTCGTATGTGGGATTGGCGGCGTAAGGTTAAGGCCCGCCGCGGCTATCTCTATGGTAATTATCCAGTGGCCTTCGAGTACCTGAGGTCTGAGGGCTTCTATGAAGGATACCTAATAAAGAAGTTCTTAGACACGTACAGTGCTAATGACATTGCTGAAGCCGGCACCTGGATAGACCCAGAGCGCGATATGCGCTTTGATATAAGCGGCGCTGATCTTCTCGTCTCGCGTTATCTCCTAGAGGGTGAGTTACTACAGGAGATGTGGCTAACACAAGCACTACTACTCAGTATGCTGGAGCCCGCCCACGAGCGTATGGCCTTTGCTCATAAGACCTATGACCTACTCAGCCTCGGTAAGATCAGCCTGGCCACTCCTCTTATGAGTAATCTACGTCAGGCCGATGGTAGCCTCAGTAGTTGTCATATAATCGATATCGATGATAGTCGCGAGAGTATCTTTGATAATATCTCTCAGCTAGCAGCGATGAGTGCTAATGGCGGTGGGGTGGGCATACGCATTAGTAAGGTGCGGGCCCGCGGTAGTCGCATTCGTAAGAAGAAGGGCGCCAGTGGCGGTGTATGCCCTTGGATTAAGATTATCAATGCTACCATCGTCGCTACTAACCAACGTGGTGTACGCGCAGGGGCCTGTACCGTAGGTATAGACATATGGCATGCTGACCTCCTTGAGTACATGGATCTGCGGGGCGATGCTGGTAGTGAGCATACGAAGGCTCGTGATATCCTGCTGCAATTCATTATCTCTGATGAGTTCATGCGTCGAGTAATTCTCGATGAGGACTGGTACCTAGTGTGCCCTACTGAAATCAAGAATGTATTTGGATATCAATTAGCCAATATGTACGGCGATGAATTTACCAATGCCTATCACGCCATCGAAACATATATCAACTCCTCCGCTCCTTCACTCGAGGTAGTTAAGAAGGTTAGCGCTAAGGCTATATGGAAGAAGATGCTGATGCTCTTACTTGAGACAGGCACTCCTTACGTGGCTTTTAAAGACCGCATTAATGCGCTTAATCCTAATAAGCATGAGGGCATCATCGGTGGAGTAAACCTATGCGTTGAGTCATATAGTTTATTCAATAGCAGCTACTCACATTGCTGTATGCTTCTGTCGTTAGTATTACCTCGTATTACTGACGATGAGATGGCTGATGCCAGTCGTATGGCTGTTCGTCTATTAGATGCCGCATGTGATCTTACTACTAGTCCTACTCCTGAGGCCCGCGCCCATGTGAACCGCTATCGTACCATAGGCGTAGGTGTCATGGGACTAGCTGACTGGTTAGCTATTAGGCACCTTAAGTATCAGGATCTCGATGTCATAGAGAAACTATTCGAAGACATCTGCTTCTATACTACTCAGGCTAGTGTAGAACTAGCAGAGGAGCGCGGGGCTTATCCTGCATTCCCTGGTAGTGAGTGGAGTAAGGGCCTTATCCTGGGCGGTCGCGATAAGGAGTGGGTGAGAGATAATAGCACCAACCCCGAGAGGTGGTATGCCCTCATGGAGCGTTTAGTTGTATCGGGTATTCGTAATTCTCACATCCTGGCTACTGCTCCTAATTCCAGCACCTCGTTGGTACAGGGCACCACGGCTTCCTTCTTACCTGTCTTCTCTCGTCTTACCATTGATAAGAATGGGGCTGGTATTAATACCATTGTCCCACTCTATATCAAGGAGGCATTTCACTTTTATCAGGAAAGCCGCCATACTCATCCCAGTGTCGTAGTCTCTGCTGCAGCAGTTATTCAGAAATGGATAGATACTGGTCTTAGCACTGAGTTGTTATTCAATTTCAATGAACACGCCTATGGCCTCGACATCGTAGCCACTGCTAAGGATCTAAATGATGTCTATCTGCAGGCGTGGCGTGAGGGCCTCAAGACATTATATTACGTGCGGAGTATATGGCAGGATAAGGTAACTGAGAAGAATGAGTGCCATTCCTGCGCTAGTTAAACTAGGAGAAGTACCAATGGATACGAAGGATACAAATTCACTAACACTTGAGCAAGAATTACGGCTGCGCGCTACGTCAGATACTATTGATAAGATGACGTTAGAGCAGGCTCGCCATATGCTCAAGGATATGATGAGGCAAGCAATGATTAGAGATAATCTATACAAGGCTATCATCAAAAAGGATTGGGGTCTAGAGCTAACGACCCCGCCTAATCACTAACACCTACTTGGGGGCCCCGCCCCCTTTTTTATTTGGAGATATATGGATAATCAACTCGTACGTAACGTCTTTAATATGGTAGCCGGTAAGGTAGTCACTACTGATGTCGCTATCAGCCTACTCGGTGCAGAGGACAATTGTTATGTCACTACTCTCATTAACTCAGTAGCAGCCGGGAATAAGACACCTGAACTAGCTACTACAGACTTCTATAACAGACTAGAGCGTAAGACTCTACTAGATGTTGTACGTGGTACCCGTCGTAATGTGCCCCTTCAGTTAGCTCTATTGCGTGATATTCTACTAACTATCGAGTTACCAGAGCCCCCCCAATTCGAGTTTGATATCCTCAGTCAAGATGACTTTCAGGCTCTCCGTACTCTAGTTTATAAGGCCCTCCCTCGTACAGTAGGTGACCCGGATGGGCAGAAGGCCTATGCTAAGTTTACTAAGTTAATGGGCCTTGCTACTACTGAGGTACTCGAGTTACCTGATTATGACGACGAGGAGGAGCTCGATGATGAGCTTCAAGAACTAGCCGCTGAGTTCAAGAAGGAGTTGGGCTTAATCACGAATGTAGAACCTAAAGCACCCCAAGACTAATGCACGCTTACGCTTATATTGATGAGATACGCGCCCTTCGCCCTCTCGGCAATACAATAGAGCTGGCTATAATTAAGCATCGCCAGGTGATAGTACAACGCGGACTGTTCGCAGTCGGTAGTCTATGTATTTATGTGGCCCCTGGCTCTATTCTACGGAATGGGCTAGGGCCCTATAAACCCGGCTATAGAGTTAAGATACGTAGTTACAATGGCTATACTAGTCAGGGGTTAATATTACAGACCCCTCCTAATTTCACTAATTATCAGCTAGGAGACGATGTCAGTCAGGAACTAGCTATTGATTATCTTACTACGGCTCTGCCTGCCATTATACCTGCCCCGCGCCTTACCGAGTGCAGTGATTATAGTAAAGCGCGGGCCCTAGGTATGTACAGTTGGTATGAGTTACCCCCCGGCCAAGACTGCGCTCTATACGTCATAGATGGTGTATTTAGTTCTGGCCCCGTAAGTGTTGATTATGACACCACGACTATATCAGCGTGTATGCGCGCATGGGGAGGAGATCTAGTAGTATGGGGTAGATACAGTGGTATATTCTTAATATATGATCTATATTTTATAGATCAGCAGCGTTATGCCACTCTAGAAGAGATAGAAGATTTCCTACTAGAAGTGCCCCTCCAGAGTTTATTAATTGAGAGACATGCCTCGTTACCTCTAACTGCTGATACTCTTCATATACTGTGCTCTACTGCCAATACTACCGTACCTAGCAGTCACGTATTGTTGAAAGCAGAGGGGCCCGAGCCATATCAATTCGTGGTTAAGCCACGTTAAATTAATGCAAGTACATCTCCCCCCTATCTTTAATCCCAATGGCGACGATAGCCCCCAGAAGCGTAGACTATTTGGTGGTAACCCTACTAATATCATTAATCTAAAGGATGTCAAATACAAATGGGCCAGCCATCTCTTTACAGAGATGAGGGCCAATATATGGATTCCTCAAGCCACTGATCTCACGCCTGATATTAATAACTATGTCACGATGCCCTCTAATATGAGGCGGGCCTTCGATGGTATGTTATCCTATCTCACTTTCTTGGATAGTCTACAGACCCGCGTGTTACCGCTACTTATGCCTGTCATTACTGCACCTGAGGTTAGTATATGTATGGGCGAGCAGTTATCACAGGAACAGGTGCATTCTCAGTCATACGCATATATTATCGAGACTGTAATCCCCACGGATAAGCGAGATTATATCTACGAGTTATGGCGGGAGGATCCTGTGTTATTGAGGCGCTGTGAGTATATCCAGAGTCTCTATGATAGGTATATTCACGATATGACTATGGAGAATTATACTATCAGTCTGGTGGGGGATTTCTTACTAGAGGGTATATACTTCTTTCCTGGCTTCCGTTTATTCTACGCTATAGCTAATGAGCGCTATATGTCTGCTACAGCTGATATCATTAAGCTCATCGAGCGTGATGAACAGACCCACCTTAAATTAATCGCTAATATAATTCGTACCGGCCTAGCTGAGGGTACTCTCATGTGGGATACGGATGAGATTATGGATCTATTCCGTAAGGCCGCCGAGTATGAGATTGAATGGGGCCTCCATATTGGACTTGGTGTGAATGGTATTAGTGCTACTACTATCGAACAATATGCTAAGTATCTATGTAATATTAGAGCCCGCGCAATAGGCTTACCTACTGTATTCGAGGGGCGCCAGTATAGCCGCAATCCCTACGCCCATCTCGATAGATTCGCCGCTACTACTGGTGAAGACTCTATCACTCGAGATAACTTCTTTGAGAGTGGTGTTATCTACCGTAACCCCGCTAAGGTAGTAGACGGTTGGGATTCTATCTAAACACAACAGTTAATTAACTACACCGCCCCTCCAACGGAGGGGCTTTATTGTATGGAATTATGTAAGGATCTAGACACTGTTAACACTAATGTAAGTCTAGTTAATTATCAGCTCCCTACCGATGAGGTAGGTGTGCGCCTCTTGATGGAGGTATTGACCTCCCGCATGTATACTAATAAGCTAACGGCTGTCATACGTGAGATATTCACTAATGCTGTCGATGCTAATGTCGAGGCGGGGCGCCCTAACCATCCCATTGACATTACATTACCAGCTATAATTCCCCTAGAGCCGCAGTCTAACCAGCTCATCATTCGTGATTACGGCATCGGTATTAGCCCTGAACGTGCGCCGGGTTTCTTTACATTTATGACTAGCACTAAGCGAGATGATAATATTCAGTGCGGCGGATACGGCCTGGGTAGTAAGAGCCCCTATGCTATCGCTAGTCAATTTACAGTCACGACTATCTATGATGGTATAGAGTACATCTATGCCTGTTCTCTTAATAATGGCATGCCTACTGCTGCCCTATTAAATAGTCGGCCCTCCAGTGACAGCAGTGGCACGCGTGTGGCCATTCCTATCGTAGAACAACACAACCGTCGTCAGTGTTATAATGAGGTTATGAGTATAGTAATGTGGTCCCGCGCCGTTACTAATATCTATAATCCTGAGGATACGGGAGGGGAGACTACTCGTCGCCTATTGGATTATCGTAATGATTACGACTACGAATATGGCGCTCCCGGCCCCTTTATTAGTAAGTCCTTTTCTAAACGTAAATACACACTGCTGTGCTTTACTATCGGCGGTATACCTTACACTATTTCAGATAGTAAGGTATTTGATACTATTATTACCTATCTAAAAGAACAGGGGTACTCCATAAATCTCTACAATATAGATCCTAATTGGGAGCATACATATAATGTTGTTGATTCTATCATTATTCCAGTACCCATAGGTTATCTGGAGCTGCCCCCACAACGCGAGACCCTCGCGTGGTCAGAGTCTAATATTGAGAAGCTGAAGGAGTTATCTCTTAATGCTATCAAAGGTCTAGTTGACAGAAGACAGGCAGAAATAGAGGCGTGCGATTCGTTAACCAAAGCAACTGGTGTCATAAACAAGTGGTATCTGGGTGATAAGTACTTTACATGGAAGGGTACACGCTACTGTAATACTAAAATTAACGTTATGGATGAACCAGCAGGGCCAGTTGATAATACTATATTACCTATTCACCTTATAGTAAAGAGTAGTAGAAATCTGCGGTTAATAGGCTGTTCTGAAGACATGAACGAAGGGAAATGGTATAATACGTATCGTGTGCTTCGTAATATACGCCGTTATAATTCGCGAGTGCCAGGAAGCCTAAATGCTGGTACTTGTGTTGTATGTAAAACAGATAATGTTATAGAAAGTATGGCGTATAGCATTACTTTGGAAGACATACAAAGGGTAGCGGTAGTTGTAACTCGCGGACACTATAATGCTAGAAGTATTCGCGCTACTACTGGTATACCAAATTATACACCTATCTTATGGATAGACGTAACTGAGTGTGAGGATTGGGCTGATATATTATCTAATACAGACTTAGAAGAGCGGGCCCACACCACGTGGCCCTATATACGATTCTTCCAGAGTGTAACAGGCCTAATTAAACCTATTAAACCTTTAAAGCTGAGAAAGCAGGAACAAAAACAGGAACAGGAGAAACAGGGGAGCGATCCTTTACGACTAAGCGGCCTGCGCGGTATTCGCATAGTTAATAAAACGTATACCTGTCGTTATGGTAGGGATATATACGATCACTTGTCTGTAGTCAACTATCATGATTTACCAACTAAGGCAGTGTATTGTGTTAGCCATCGACATTGTGGTGTATATCCTTACTGGAATTATGCTGATGATGGTAGTGATCTATATTATCTGACACCTAGACAGGCTGAGATTATTGCTGTTCATTATCCCGAGTGGCGCGATATAAATACGTGGGCTAGGGATAAACACGATGAACTAGCTGCAAAATATGGGGCTGATAACCTATATCTATCGCGTACTACTACTTGGCCACTATCTGATATCCAGACATTTATAAGAACCTATCCCTATCCTGAACACTTCAATAAGAATGTCTGGGCTCTAATAGATGATGGCTACTGGATGTTTATGCAGCATTTAATAGACAATGGTCTAATAGCTGCAGATGGTGATGCAATAAAAAGACTTTATGAATCTGCTGGCAGTAATAGATGTATAGTATGGCTTAAATACCTATTAGGTGATTATTATGATGCCTGTGCATTCCTAGAGTACGCTAAAAGCCAAGTAGTAGATACTAATACTATAATGCCCTTAATTAGTGCTTACTACAAGGTGCAAGGCAATAGCTTGGGAGGGCCTAGTCCGTTGGACCAAGTTGTTGCCTAACTCAATATAAACTAAGTGGAGATTCCTAATGTTTAATTATGTACAGTTGAGTGATAGCCTATCCTTTTTCGATGGGGATAGCGTTATTACTGTCGACAAACCTACCTATCCGACACTCTTTAATCAGTTATCTGATGCACTAGCGCGCAATACTGACTTTGAATTTGATAGCCACCCACTACAAAGCGCTACTGACTATAGTGTTACGTGGCGAAATAACGCGTATTACTACAAGAATATGCGTCTAACACCAAGTATGAGTCAACGCCTTAGTCAGCTCATTGACCAGGGGTACGACTATACCCCTATCCTTAATTTTCTGACTAAGTTGCAATCAGTCGACCAGAATATTACCGCAGATCTACAACATCTAGTGGCTAGTAAGGAGGTAGCCCTTACCTACGACGGTAACATCGTGCTTTATAAGCGCGCGTCCTGGAATAATAATGGCCAGTGGCATAGTGTAGTGTCGCCTGGTACTGTGGTTACACAGAATGACGAACCTCTGCGTCTAGGCAGTCTGGACTGGATTATTTCGCTGTGCCCAGATCAGGGTGTTATGTCCGACGTGGAAGTACAGCCTCAGCACGTACTGTCGATTGACTACGGTACAGTGAAGGTGTCAGAATATCGCTTCCTCAGTTATGTCGAAGAGGGATACCGTGAAGTGGATAAGATCCACTTAGTTCATACTCTAACTAACTCACTGGGCGATGAAATCCTGGTACGCCTACCCTACACAGAGGATAACTTACAGCACTACCTGATGCAAATGATTCACAATCGCGTGTCCGTTGCAGAACCTGTAGTGCGTGAGTTCCAGAGCGTAGGCGTGAGTTGTTAAGCCTACACTTAGGGGTCTGCCGCATGACTTGATAATGGTTGTCTTGAAACCATTATCATGCGAAGAAACAACGCAGGCCCCGTCTTCCGTACGCATACTCTCATTCGCCCAGCTACAGAAAACCAGCGCGCATTTGTTAAGAACATCAAGCGCAATACAATAACCATAGCCGATGGGGTGCCAGGATGCGGTAAGACGCTACTTGCACTTCATACTGCTATTGCTATGATTAATGCGCCTGAGAATGGGCTAGAGAGAATTATATACGTACGTCCTAATGTTGGTGTTAAGGATGAGCGTGATGTCGGTTATCTCAAGGGCTCTCTACTAGAGAAGATATGGCCCCTCGCAGCGCCTGTGCTGGATAATCTAATAACCTTCATGAGTGAAGGGGATGCTAAGGCCGCTATTGAGAATGAGCATATTATTCCTACAGTAGTTAGCCTCATTCGGGGCCGCTCCTTTCGGAACTCGCTAATCATAGTAGATGAGGCCCAGAACATATCTATCAATGGGCTCAAGGCAGTATTAACTCGTGTTGCTGAGAACAGTAAGGTAGTAGTAATAGGCGATTTGGGACAGGCTGATTTAGGAGAGCTTAGCGCACCTAATGGTCTAGCTGATGCGCTACATAGATTTGTGGGCCTTGATGACGTAGCTATAACACGCTTCGAACCAGAGGATATTCAACGTCATGCCATTATCCAACACGTCCTATCGCGTTATTAACTATGCCTCGCATTTCTGATACTGCTCTTGCATTCTACCTAGCATTAATTTGTGCTTCATGCTCTTTATTTCTTGCTGTTTTTAGTACTTATCGTCCTATTAGTCCAGAGCAGGCACAGAGTATCGAGATGGCGATGAACATATTTCGTGATCTCGCCGCAGCCTCCATGGGAGCCTTCGGTATGGGTAAATATCGAGATAGTTCACACTAGATATAATCCTTATTCTTACTTATTACCTGACCTGTCTAGACAGGTCTTTTTTATGAAAACATTCGTTACCGCAGACCGTTATCTCCCTACTAAGAATAATAGTCGGGATGGTGGGTATGATCTTAAGGCCCGCGTCACAGAAGAGCATAAGTTCGTAGCTGAGAGTCTCCTGAAGAACCTATCATTACAGAAAGTATTGTTAGAGTCTGAGTGTAATCTATTCGTTAATGGGAGTCTCGTAGAGCATGACCATATAAAAGATACACTAGAGACATGCATACTCGATGAGAAGGGCTTCTATGTCCTGCTGCCAGGTCAATCTGTCCCTGTCCATACAGGCTTCTATGTAACCTCGTCTGGTTTACCTGAAGAAACTCAAGATAAGTTAGTGGAGATGGGTATAGGTCGCCTAGTGCGTATTGGTCGTATCCAGCCCCGCTCAGGATTAGCTAAGCATGGTATTAGTGTAACTAATACGCCGGGCCTCGATGATATGGAGACATACGTAGGGGAGATCCTAGTGCTACTAGAGAATAGAGGTTACGATGTGCACCTATTCGGTGATGGAGCCCGTATTGCCCAATTCACATTCGAGCTAGTAGCCGATATGGGGGACTTATCTAATTATCTCGTACGAGATGAAGTTGACTTAGGTGCTACTGCGCGGGGCCCCCGCGGCTTCGGCTCGAGTGGTGTATGAGAGTTAATACTGACCTAATTGACCTAGAGTATATAACTACTCGAGAGGAGTTAGATGCACTACTATTAGAACTAGAGGGCCGCCCTCTACTCGCTATGGATTATGAAACCTATGCAGATGTAGAAACGTGGGGGCCCCAAGCTAGTGCACTAGATCCCCATACGTTAGTAGCCCGCCTGCTACAAATTAACTGGCCTGGTAATGCAATACCGTATGTGATTGATCTCCGCGCCCTAGACTGGCCCACTGAGATACGGGACATATGGCTTGATAGTAGTGTCAGGAAGGTCTGTTTCAACGCACGCTTCGAAGCCCTAGTAACGCAAGCTACGTGGGGCGTATGGCCTGATAATATATACTGCGCTATGGTGCTATTTCAACAGATAGGCGCTGCTACTGGATTCAAGGCGGGCCGTACTAGAGGCTATTCTTATGGTAGTCTAGTACGTGATATACTAGATACTCCTCTGAATAAGGAACTCGCTAGTAGTGACTGGTCAGGCGAGTTAACGCCCGCTCAATTACAGTACGCCGCTCTAGATGTAGGGGCCCCTCGTAATTCTAATTACACTAGCCTCCTGCTAGAGGCCTATGCTCTACTACGCAATGAGTTACTCTATACCTATGAGATGCCCCAAGTAGAAGATATAGACCAGGCCGCCTTTATGGAGATAGCGCGCATGGAATGGAATGGATTGCCCATTAACATGAATGTCATGCGTAGCTTTCTGAGTACAGCTC